AATTGTTGATAAGCTGTTGGGCCAGCAGAAGCTGCAGCAGATGTTAAGAAAGGTTGATATTGTCCAATACCTGTAAGTGCTAATGACTCAGCAGATTTTTGTAATGGATCTTGGCCAGCTACAAACTGTGGACCAAAACTTTTAGTAAGATCAGCAGTTTTAAATTGTCCTGTTGCTTTTTGTAAATCATCTAAAAATGTTTTACCTGCTGCTTCTATAAACGGTGCTGGTAAAATCTGTTGTTGTTGAACTGCCATTATACTCTTCCTCCATTTTCTAATGTTTTCATCATAGCGTACATACGTTCTGCACCCTTATCGACGTCCCCATCGCCCATACCTTTTACAGCATCAGCTGTAAATACAAATTCGTTATTTGATAACATCGCAGGGATATCATCAGCCTTTTCTTTTACACCAACTGGAGGAATAAATCCACCTGTTTCTCTAAGATCTAATTCTGTTACTCCTGCAGGGTTTTCGTTTAATGGTAGACCCTCGATGCCTGATGCCTGCATAGCGTTTTCTTCTGGAGTGCCCATAGCATAACCTATTCTACCACCATCAGCCGAGTTATCTCTAACAAACTGTATTACATCTTCTTCTTTAGCATTTGGATTTAAATTTCTATATCCTCGTTCTAATAACTTTTTGAGCTGTTCTGTATCTTGTTTGAGCTCTCCTAATTCATCTTCACTTTGTACTCCTGCTGCAGCTAATACAGCGGGAAGAGTTATTGCGGCACCTTTAAGTAAATTACCACCTATTTTATTCATTTCAAAAATTCTATTACCACCTGTATTTATAAATTCACCTAAACCTATATTAGATGCTACATTTTGTAGGCTAGGTACAAATCCATAACCTCCTAATAGACCTTTTGCTCCTCCAAAAATACCGGTTGCTGATCTACCAAATAAACCACCAAAGCTAGTTCCTGGCATTCCAAAGCCTGCTAATCCTATTAATGCAGCTTTACCAATAGGTGACTTAACAATTTTTTTTGCAGTCTTACCTATAGATTTTACCAGGCTTCCTAAGCCGTATAATTGTCTGGGCATTTGTCCTCTTGATATTGTCATATATTTATTAAACTAGTTTGGGGCAGGTATAATTCCTGTAGTATAACAGTTTATTTGATTTTTGTAGGATCGTCAATACGTTTCATGTGCTGTAACTCATCAAAAAATCTACCACAATATTGGTGTTCACCAACGTGTGTAATGTAGTCCATAATGTAACAATACACTTTACCACCTAAATCACGCCATCTCTGACAAAATCCAAAATCTTCTCCATAATATCTCTTACTATCTGTATCATGTAAAGTATCAAATAGATTAAAAAAGTTATCTTTTTTAACTTCTTTGCCATTAATAACAGTAGGTTGATATATCTCTAATTCTGGATGAGCTTTCATAAGATCAGTAATTACTTTTCTTTTAATTAACATACATCCTGTAGGTGCGTGTGTCACTTCACATATACCATCTTTAACAAATATTTGGCCATCTTTATTATGTATTTTTATTGGAAACATATATCCTCCCTTTAACAAAGATTCTGCATCTTTTACCATATTTGTTTGTTCCATTCTTTTCCACATCTTATCTGTATCAAATGTCTTCATTGGATATGGACATGCGATTATATCTTTATCTGCTTCTAACATTTTCATTATAGTGCTAAAATTAAAATCAATATCAGAATCTATAAATAACATATGTTCATAATTATCTTCGTGATTTAAAAACTCAGCTACACATAAATTTCTACCTTGTGTAACTAATGATGATTTCATTAAAGTAAAACTACATAGTATATTATTTTGTATACAATCTAATTGAAACTTCAAAGCTGCTCTTGTGTAATGCATAGATACGTCTGAGTGACATGGTGTTGCTACCATTATCTTTGCTTTTGGTTTTGGTCTTTTTTCAGACAGGTCAATAACTTCTCTCACAGAATTTACCTTTCCTTCTTTGATGGTTTGATAAGTATCTTTATTAAACCATATTGGTTTGTTGTTTTGCATCAATTGCTCCTTTTAAAAATGTTGTCCAAAAAGCTGCTTGTTTTTCCCAGCCATAGTATTTGTTTGTATATATCATTTGAAAGTTCAAATGTTCTTGTATTGCTTTTGTATGTAAACTTTGTGCTGCAGCTTCTATACCCATAGCAAATTTTTTAGCTAAACTTTTATGATCGTTTGAATAAGGAACATAAATAGGAAATTCTGCACCTGTTTCAAATATAGCTCCATAGTTTGTAGTTAAACAATATAAACCAGCAGCCATAGATTCTAATAAAGAAATACAAGATGTCTCTTCCCATATACTAGGATAAACATACATTCGATAATTTTTTAAATTTTCTCTTATGTATTTATTTGGTTTATAACCTATGTAATTTACGTTTGGTAATTTTTCTGCCTGCTCGTATAACTCAGTATAATACTGATCATTCTGATCATAAAAATCTTTACCATATACTTCTGTTGATGAATACACATCTAACGTAATTAAAGGATTCTTTACTAATTGCATAGCGCCAAGCAGTACAGATAAACCTCTCCATGGTGTATTATGATGAATCATTTTTATAGGGTCACCTTGTTTGTAGTGTGTAATAATAGGATCAATTTTTTCTATACCATTTTTAATTACCAAACATTTTTCTGTTGGTAACTCAAACATCATTCTAAATTTTTCACAACTCCAATGAGAGTTAAAAACATACCAATCGTACTTATGATGATTAGATTTATTTTTAAACCAAGGATGTAAATTAGGTTGATCGTAAGAATTTTTTTGCCAAAGAATATTTACTTTAGTTGGATGTAAAGGAACCTTTTCAGGTATAGATGTACATATCTGTACTTGATCTAAAATTTTAGGATCTACACGTTTTTGTAAGAAACTTAATTGTAATTCTGTTCCGCCTTGTGCGTTTTTATTTCTCAATAACATAAGCTAATGATATCCTCCAATATGGTATATTTTTTATTTCTTGATTTTTATGTAACTTACTAGAGTCAAACAAAATAAAATCTCCTGGTTCGTACCTAAATATTTCTCCTTCTATATTTAGTTCTCCTCCCCACTCTTCAGCCCATTGTGGTGTTAGAAAACCTACAATACTTTGTTCACTGCTAGTTCCATCACTATGAAAGCTTGCATAATGATTATTGTTTTGTGCATTTATTATTGTTCTTTTTATATTTTTTCTTAAACTAAAACCGTGTTGTTCCTGACATCTGGTATTTATCATATCAAATAAACAATTTGTATATCCTATCCAATATGGAAAATTAGCTTGTGGTTGTCCATCTTTTATCAAACAAACTGCTGGAAAAGTTCCTGCTACAGTATTAGCGTTAGATTTATTATTTAAAGCAAAAATTGTAGAGTTAATTAATTCTTTATATAATGAAAACAAATCTTCTTTTAAGATAACGTTTCTAATTCTTTTTATCATTTACAATACTTTCAACGACCTTATATGCTACTATTGCTTCTTTTGCAATAGCATGATCTGGGCTACAACAAAGGAATATTTTATCAAAATTATTTTTTTTAATATGACTAATGTTGTGATCAAACACAAAAGATTTTAATGTATGCATTTTTGTATTTATCCAATAAACGTGATCAGATGTAGGATTGGATATCCAAGTATAATTTATTTTATGTTTGAAGACATTTGCTAAATGAAAAAGCCAATTACCTTCATCCATAGTTTGAAATTTTTCGTAACCAAAATCGTGATGATGATCTATATTGTATAAATTATATTCATCATATCCGTGTTTAAAAAGAGTGTAAATTTTATCGTGGGTATATCCTAAAGATATATCATCGTGTTTATATACAATAGGTATTATATAACTTAATAATTCTTCTTGATGTTTTAATGATATTATCCAATCAAAATCAATTGAAAGAATATCAAGTTTTTTTGTTGTCATTATTTAATACTTTCTGCATCATGTCTAAACCTTCTGAAGATATTGTAACGGTTACGTCTTGTACAATATCAGGTCCTTCTTTCTTATCTTTATATGTTTCACCAGTCTTAGTATTACGCCAAGTAACAACTGTACTACAATCTATTTCCGGTAAGTTTTTATCCATTTTCTTGCGATCTATCTATTAAAGCATAACTTATTAGGCCTTGTATTTTACTACTGCCTGTAGCTGCTTGAACAGTTATAGCATCACTTGCTTCTAAATTCAAGCCTTGAGGCGTGGCATTTACTTGTGTCTTAGCTGCTACATCATCCCTAAAAAATTCATATTCAGTGCTTGAATCAGATGAATCAACAAAATTCATGTTTACTAAAATAGCTGATGATGCATCATTGTTTGCACAATAAATACTTTTAACTATAACTGTTGCATCACTAGGACATGTAAACACTGTAGTTTTGCCTGTACCAGTTTGTTTAAAACCTTGATTTTTATATTGTATAGTCATGTTGATAAAAAATAATTAAAAGCGTCTTGTTCGTCTTTAAGTTCTTTTTGAAAAGAAAAATTAAGTTGATTCTTTACAGTATCTAGTGCCTCTAAAACTTGTCTTTGATTAGACACATCATACTCATCTTTTGGTTCAGGTATGTATACTGTTATTTTAGCCATTAAGTTCTCATTATTTCTTCTAATAATTCTTTTTCTCTTTCCCGTTCAATATCTTCTTTTTCAAGAGCTTCATCAAGTTTTAAATCTGGATTAAATATTTTTTCTAAAAAGTTTCTATTATCGCTTGAGGCATCTGTAAACAACATATTATCTAATTCTCGTTCTCTAGATGATATATTAGCAAGCGGATCTATGAAACCTGTTAACTCTCCAAGTTGTGGTGTTGCTCCTGCTTCTGAAAGACCCATGTTCTTTAATTTATCATAACTTACATAATCAACACCTTGTCCTATTTCATCTAAATCTTGTAAAGATGCTACTGATGTAATGCCATCTGGTTGAGTAAAACTTGTGTTCTGTAGTTTTGCATTAGGGTCAAATAAATTATCTTTGGCAATAGCTCTACTTAAAGGAGTGCTCCCGACAGCAGGCATATCGCCTGTATATCCTAGCTTAGATAAATTTTGTAAAGTCATCTCAGTAATAGGTGCATCTCTACCTAATATGTTACTAATTCTTTTTTCATTAATTCTTTGTTCTCTAGCCTCTTCATATTCTTCTTGAGTTCTAGGAGTTCCATCAAGATTAAAACCTCTAGCATTTTTAAGATTTCCAAGCAGACTTTCTAATCCTCTTCCTAAAAAACTAATAGGACTAAACTTAGATAAGTTTCCAAAAATTTTTTGTAATGGATTTGTGCTAGCTGTAAAATCAGATATGTTGTCTCTTTCTCTAATACCTAAATTTTGAGCCTGTATTTTTTCAGCGTTTTGTAATAGTTCTCTTTGATTCATTTTTCTAAAATCAAATGCAGTGTCACTTTCATTTGGTCCTTGACCAGAAAAACTTCCTGCACCACCTGGATCCGCATCAAAATCTGCTCCAGATTGACCGCCGCCACCTATGTCACCAAAACTATCCAATGACATAATTCCAGATGGACCCATATTCGGACCTTTCTCTAATCCACCATGTATATTTGCTTTTAAGATTAAATCTTTTTCTGCTTTTGTAATATATGCTAATTCTGTTTCTGGTTTATCAGGTGCTGACTTCCATTTTCTAGGTGCAACAACTTGTGGCTGTTTTCCTAGATAATTATCAACTCCACCTTGAACTACAGGTTTATCATCATATGTAATTTTTTTATCTACAGCCATTATCTTCTACCATCCGGTTGTGCGTCAAGTCTTAGAGTTCCATACCTCCAAGTTTCTCCTGTGCTATCATTTTCTATCTTGAGAGCAACGAGCCTTCCTCTTGCTCGAGTATCTACTTTATCAGTAGATGATGTAATTGTAAAGGGACCAAGCGGAGAACTTGATGCTGTATTATTAGGATAGTCATTAATTAATAATGTAATTTTTGTATTACCTGTTTGCACTGCAAAATCAGGTATAAATCTTTTAACAGACATAAAGAACTCTCCATCTCCTTTAAAATTAGCTGCTCCTGTAGACTGACCCAAAGGACTTCTAGTTTGTGTTATATCATAATCTCCAGATTTAATAAATGCAGCTATAGCTGTAGCTGTTCCATTTTTAACTTGATCTGTTCCTACCTCATGAGAATAGTAAGTTGATGCTCCAAATGTATTTGTAATACCTTGTATTGGAAAACTTGGAGTAGCAGTGCTAATATATTCTGTAGCATATGGATTATCAAATACTCCATAATCAATATAAGTTGTTCTAGCTAATGAAGAAGTAGTCCAAAGGTTTTCATTATAATTAAATGTAACACATCTATCAATTTGTTCAGATCCAGATTTAGGATAAAACCAATTTACTTCTCCATAAAGAGTATTGTGACCTGCATATACAACATCAGATGAATCATAGTTAAGTCCAAGATTATCTCCATCTGTACTAAAAACAAAATCTTCTACAAGACAAGGTATTGATTTAACCGTACCATCAAATAAAAAGAATCCTCCTTCAGCTGACATCCAATATACTTTACCATCAGAATAACTTAATGCGTGTTGTCCGATCAATCCACAACTTGTACCAACCTGTCTTACACCAAAAGTAAATGGTGGACCAACAAATTGAATAACATAAGCAGAACTATCTGTTAAAACTAAAGTGTAATCTTTACCAGATACAGCGCCTACAATTTTATTTCCTTTATCTAATCTAAAACTACCAGCAGTGTTTACAGCTGTAGCTGTATATGTATTTAAATCTTCTTGATTTGAAAATCTTATAAACATTGGATCAACCGTTGATGGATCGCCAATTGTTGTTTCTGTTCCAAAGTGAAACAAATGTCTATCTCTATCTGAAACTTGTGTAAGTCTAGAAGATGTTGGATTGTTTGAAGTTGAAAAATTAGAAGTTGTCGTTGAAGCTCTAATTGTTCTTGCATTTGTTGCGCCAGCGTTCCACGTAAAAGTTTTTCCTCCTCTAATAGTTGCAACCAATACTTCTCCAAAATTATCTAAACTCCAGTTTCCTGGTTCCAGAGTCACGTCACTAGTTGTTCTCTCTGTTCCCCACGTTGATGTACTCCAAGTATCTGTGCCCCAACCATAACCAGCTGTCTGAATTGTAGGTCCAACTTCAACATATGGATTTACCGTTGCAGCTCCTGCTGTAGACATACCTGTGCCTGATTCATTTGATGCCATCGTAATTGTAAAACTATTTGTTGCAGATGTAACAACTTCATAATTAGTATCTGTAAAATCTGCTACCGCATATCCTGTAGCTCCTCCTCCAGGTAAAGTTACACCACTAAAGGTTATGTATCTTCCAGCGGATAAACCATGAGATGTTTTATTAACAGTAACTGTTGCAGATCCATTTGTTGATGAAAAAGTGCATCCTGTAATAGCTGTATCTAATGGTGAGATATCATAGAAGTCATTTCCATAATATAAAAACAAACCTTGTGATGTTCCTATTGCAGAGTATTTCTCTCCTGCAATACTTATAAAACTATGTTGTGCTCTTCCTGATCCAGGTAAAGTTTTAGATGAAGCAGTTAGTTGACTCCAACCACCTATTTTTTCTGGTAGTCCATATCTAAATCTAACAAAATCACCATCAACCCATTGACCCTCTCCTCCAGAATCTGTGACCATTTTATTAAAACCAGGCTTGAAATTTAATTTTTGCAGCATATAATAACTATAACTTAATTTATCAAAGAATGAAAGATTCAAAATAGATGATAAAATTTCTAGAAAATAATGAACTAAACTCTCATTCCAGCAGTCTTAATATCACATATCCCAGAAATGTTAATATAATTTTTGGTAATTATCCTTTCCCAGATCGCATACATAATCTTATGTTAAATGTGAAATCTAACTTAGATCCTAATATGAAAAATTATACTAATGTAAAAGGTGGCATGACATCGTGGGATCATTTTGTGAAGAATGATGATTTTATAAAATTTGTAAATTATACAATTAATAAACACCAAGTAACTCATCCTAATTTATTCAAATGGTTTTACTCAAGAAAAACAATAGAATCTGCCTGGGGAAATATATATAAAAAAGGAGATAGTCTAACTTCTCATATGCATTATTCTTTTAATGGTATTCTTTTTTTATCAAAAGGATGTGACTTAATTTTACCTGAACTTAATATTACATTAACACCTAATCCAGGCGATTATTATTATTTTCCACCTATGATTTATCATGGTTTTGAAGAGATCTTGAATGATGAAGAAAGATGTAGTATAGCATTTAATATAGATGAAAAAGTAGGAGCTGATTTTGATATTGGTAAAGAAATAAATGACAAAAGATAAAACAGTAAACATAAGTAATTTTATAGGCGTTTATGACAATTACATCACAAAAGAAATGTGTGATGAGGCCATAAGTTTATATGAAAAAGAAAATAGATTTAACCATACAGTCAACAGACTTGGTGGAGAAAAAGCTTCAATATTAAAAAAACAAGATCAACAATTTTTTTTAATGGGAGATAACTTAGATGTTTGGTGGGAAACTTGTAAAGTTTTAATGGTAAATCTTGATTTAGCTTGGAATCATTATGCAAAAAATACAGGAGCTCTTGATGTATATGATGGAGGGCCTTTTCATTTTACATCTATGAAAATACAAAAAACTTTACCAACAGAAGGTTATCACGTTTGGCATATAGAACATGGTAAAGGTTTTGAAAATGAACCTAGAGCTTTTGTTTTTTCTGTATATTTAAATGATGTAGAAGAAGGTGGAGAAACAGAATTTTTACATTTTTCAAAAAGAGTAAAACCTAAAACAGGTAGAATAGTTTTTTGGCCTGCTGGTTTTCCATATGTTCATAGAGGTAATCCACCTTTATCAGGTGAAAAATATCTTTTAACTTCTTGGATTTTATTACGTTAGTAAGATGAATAAGATGTAGGTCTTGCACCTAATCTAGAAATTTTTTCTGCTTCAGTTTCAGAGCTACCATCTTCATTAACAACATTATCTTCGTCCCATCTTGCTTGTAAATACCCTAAGTGATGTGAATCCCATTTATCTACAAACTGAGATCTAAAATCTCCTAAGTTTGCATCATTCCATGTTTTATGTTGTGTGTCGTCTCTGTGTTCTACAGTATCATTATAGTCAAGATTATCATCTTTGTATTGAATAGCCCAAATGTTTGACCATTTGGAATCATTCCAAAAAGCGTCATCTTCTATTAGATATCCTACAGAATGACCTTGTTCATTTTTTACAGACTGATTTATTATCACTCTGTCTTCAAATACTACTGTCCAATCTGCGTTTGTTGCCATTTTTTTTCTCCTTAAGTCTTTATAATATAAATTAATGTTAAATATGGTTGTAAAACTGAAGTTGCATCTCCAGAAAAGTTTGCACTCATATTATGAGAGTGACCTTGACCAGATCCTGCATTACCCGTACTTCCTGAGTTAACTCTTCTTGGTCCTGGAGAGTTTGCTTGGTATTGGTCACCAGCGTGATTAGGTGTAGCAGCTCCTGATGGGTGTGGGTGTGAAGCAAGTTGCGCTGTTGATAAAGTTGCGTTAGCTGTTGATCCACCTACGTTTCCTGTTGAAGTTACAGTCTCCGCTCCTGCAGTAGATGCTAAAGCTTTGTTATTTGATTTACCCATTGCAATTTTATCAGACAAATTAGGAACAGCAAAAGTAGATGAACCATCTCCAGCTCCATAAGTTGTACTTACGATTGCAAATAAATCTGCATAAGTTGATCTTGAAACTACTTGACCATTACATTCTAAGAAACCTGTTGGCACTGATGCAGAAGACCATGGCACAATAGTTGCCGTAGGAATTCCCTCGATACCAGTAAGGTTTGCTCCAGTAAAATCGTATCTTGTTGCTTCGTAATTTGCCATATTATTTCTCCATATAAGTCCAGCCAATGTTTGAACCAGAATAAACCAATCCAAAACCTGCGCCTTCAGTATTAACTACTAAGTCTGCACTTGCATTTACTATTTTAGAACTATTTCTACCTATAGTCAATGCGTTTGCATCAAATGTAAATCTTGAATCTATGAAATGAACCTCATCACCAACAGCCGGTGATGCAGGTAAAGTTGCTGTTACAGCTCCTCCACTTGTATCCACAAAAAGTTTTGCACCTGCTTGGATAGTTTCAGATGCAGTAATTGTTCTCCATTTTCTATATTCGTTTACTTTTACAACGTTAGTACCATCAGAATATAATACATAACAGTTTCCTTCACATAAAAGAACACCTGTTCCTCCTGCTGTTTTAAAAGTTAAAGTGTTTCCAGCATGGTCACATGCATTTTCAACAAAGTAAGTTTTTTCAATTGAATCTGGAATACTAACAGTTCTGTTTGCTGCTAATGTTCCTGTTAATTTAATAACATCATTTTTACCATCTGATAATGCACCATTAGTAAAAGTTAAAGATCTGTTAGCATTAGTTACGTTAAACGTAGTAAAGCCACCAATTGCTTGTTCTAAAATTAATAAGTTTGTATTTGTAATTTGACCCCAAGTTCCTGAGTTTTCTCCAGTTGCTTGTACTGTCAGTTTTAAATTAGCTGATGTCGAGTTTGCCATTTTTTAAAATCCTTTGATTGCTATTTTACATAAATTAAGCTGCGGTGTCAACATCAGACCAAGTTACTGTTACGCCTGTATTTACATCCGAATATGTAACATCTGTACCTGTTGGTACATCGTTCCAGATCAAAGCACTACCAGTTCCTACAGCTGTTGTCAAGGCAAAACCTGTTAAACTAATATCACTATCTGCTGTTACATTTGTACTTCCGGTAGCTCCTGTAAGACCAAATCCTGTTAAATCTACTGGTGTATTTAAATCAATAGTTTCATCACCTAAAGCAGCCGTCATAGCTATTCCAGTTGGAGATGCTTCAATATTAATTGTAGCTAAAACATTTGCTAGAGTAGCTGTCATAGCTATTCCAGTTACTTCAGCATCTGGAGCAGGATCTAATGTTCCTAAAGCTCCTGTCATACCAATACCAGTAGGAGATATGTTTGCTGTTCCAGTTGCAACCTCTGTACCTAAGGCTCCAGTCATTCCAATACCTGTTAGTATTGCAGTTGCAAATTGACCTTCAACACCCCACGCATTTTCATTCCAACCTTGTCTACCCCAACCTGTTTGGTTAAAAGTATCTAAACTTCCAAGAGCTCCCGTCATGGAAATTCCTGTAGGCGAAACGTCAGCGTTAGCTGTAACTGTTGCAGTTCCGGTAGTTATTGTTGCTTGTGATCCAGTTGTTGGAATATCTGTTGTACCACTTGCAACTTCTGTTCCTAAAGTTCCTGTTAAAGATTGACCAGTGACTGATACGTCTGAATTTGCTTGAGTAACTACGCTGGCTAACGTAGCGGTCATTGCTATTCCGGTAACTTGAACGTCACCAAAAATACCCCAACCATTTTCTCCCCAAGGATCTCCACCCCAACCAGAAAGAATTTCTGCATCGATAGTGACACTTCCTAGAGCGCCTGTTAAAGATTGACCTGTTAGATTAGCAACATCACTTGCTTCACCCCAACCTTGAATACCCCATTCACTTCTACCCCAACCAAATTCTACTGATTGTGTAGATGTAACTGTTCCAAGATTTGCGGATAAAGCAATACCACTTACTGATACGTTGCTGTTAGCTTGATCGCCCCATTGTCCAACGTTCCAAGTAAGCGTTCCCCAAGTTGCCATAGGAGTTTACCTCCTACGATTAACCAGAGATCCTTAGAATCGCTGCTGTTGATGTGGCTGCTGGAAACTGAATTGTAAAAGTTCCTGATGTCGCTGTTTTGTCTGCTCCAAAATTTAATACTGCTACAGCTTTATTAGAAAAAGATGTATTGTAAATCAATGCACCTCTCGCTGTTAAAGTCACACCAGTAAAAGATCTGTCTGCAAAATCACATCTAGCAACACCTGCTGTCATAGAAGTTCCTGCGTTTGTAAGTTTACCACCACCCTGAGTATATTGTCCAGAGTTAGAAACTTGGTTTCCTGTACTGTCTCCAGGATACGCAGTAGTTGTTGAATTTAAAGTTGCAGAAGAAGTATATAGAGCAATTTTAAAAACATCACCACCTGATTGTGAAAAGTCGTGATCGCCATCCAAAAGTTCTTTTTTAAAACTGTTTGCTATCGCTTGTGTAATTGCCATTTTTTATCTCCTTATTATTTTCCACCGACTCGAGGAACACCTGATTGATATTCATCTCGTCTTCTTCTTCCCATTTGTTCTACTGAGAAGCCTTCATTAACTTGTTTATACTTTCCTTCGTATAATTGCAACAAATCATTTGGCCCCTTTAAGAAAGAAAATGCTTCTACTAAGCATGCATACAAAAGTCCGTTGGGAAAATTCAAACTAAGGTATGTAGTGGTATTTGTACTAGATAAACCAGCATCTTTCAAGATATAATTTATCTGAATCTCATAGGTAGCATTAGGAGTTGGAGCAAAAACCAAATGATTTTTGTCCCAGATACTGTAGTATTTTGGAACTCCTGTGTTCTCTTTGGGATTAAATTCTGACATAAAACTTGTGTCTCTATATTGTAGAAATTCCCTATTATTAGCTGAAGCTGTTCCATCTGAATCTAGAATCTGAACTGATCTAACTACCAATAAATTATCTGGAGTCTGAACAAATCTTTGGCCAGAAACTAAATTTGCAGTTACATATCTTCTATTATTATCAGAATCTACATCTCTTAAAATTCTAAACTCTGCGTTTTCTATAAATCCATTTACAATAGTATCAGTTAAAACTGTGCTTGATACTTCTGTATAATCTCTAATTTTTTGTACTAGTTCTGCGTATGTCATTATGTTGTTACCGTCACATTTCCTAATGATATTAATGCTTGTCTTCTATTGTTAACAGAAGATCCATCATCTGGAATCATACCATTATTTGATTCAAAAGCAAAGTCTCCAGGTAGAGTTAAATCTACAGTCATAAAACCACCGTCGCCAGATGCTTGAGTAAATGTTTGTGGTCTTGCATTTCTTAAACCTTGTCCATCAGCTGTAGTTGGCTTAGGATTTAATTGTGGTTGTTTAGGTTCAAATTCTGATATGTGAACTCTAGAACCATTCCATTCAATTGCCATTTCTTGATATGGAAATGCCTGACCAGAACGATCAGATATAAATTGTGCATATTTTCCTTTTGATAAATTAGACATTTGGATAATAAGTTTTTGGAGTTATGAAAGAACTTGAAGCAGAACCATCCTCTTCTAGTGCTCTCTTTAATTCATCTTCATACAACAATTTCATTTGTTGTGTTAGTTGTGGATTTATTTTTTGTGAAAGATAATAAGCTAAACCTGCACACATACATGGAACAAATCTATATGGTACATCTGCTTCATTAGTATAGTTACCGGCATCTTGAATTCTTTTAACATAATAATAATTTAATTTATTACCTGCTTCTGATGAACCAGGTGTTAAATATAAAGTAATAGTTACTTTATCAATAAATCTTTGAACGTAATATTGTGTTGGAGTTCCTGTTTGAGTTTTGTTTGATAGACCTTGATATGCAGATCTATTTATTTTTGTAAGAGGAAAATCAACTGAAGAAGAGTTTCTATAAACAGCTTCTAAAACATCATCTACACCATAAACAGATGTAGGACTTGATGTTCCATCATCTGTTGATCTAAACATAGTATAAACAGATTGACCATTAACTAATGTAATATCGTTATTTGCAACTTCCCAATAATGAAGACCTCTGTTTGCCCATTCTTGAAACATTATATTTAAAGAACGTCTTGCAGATCTTAAATCATTACCTGAATAATCAAAACGACCTAATCTTTCATATGCTTCAGTAATGATATCATCAATACTAAATGTTGTTTCAAACGTAGTAGTTCCCGAAGTTGCCATTTATTCTCCTAGCCGTCGAAATAAACAGTAACTGCATTACAATTCGCTTCAGAAAAAGTAATATAAGCACCACTTGCAAATAAAACTCCATCTTGTGGAATGTTTACAGTATTAATATCTCCAGCTGTTGCTTGTGTTCTTAAAGTTAATAACGAAGTTCCTGCAGTACCTGTGTCTCTAACTTCTACACTTCCGATAGCTCCACCAGAAGCAACGTTAGCTTGTCTTACTCTTGTTCTTCCAGCAAATACTCCACCAGCTACGTCAGCTGTCATACCTAAAGATACGTTAGCTGCTGGTTGTGCACTTACAGTTGCCGATGTAATCGTTTGAAAGAATGTTGTAGTTCCAGCAGTTGTAGTAGCTGAACCAGGTAAAGCAATTACTTCAGTCGCAGCATCACCATTTACATCTGTTCCGACAATCGTTACAGTTTTACTGCCATCTCCTGAACCTGAAGTTGTGGCTGTAATTTTTCTTCCAGTGTTAGTACCAAAAGAAGTTTTAGCCAACGTAAAGGTTGAAGTAGGTTGTGCAGCGGCTGCTACAAAAGTATTTGTGCTTGCGTTATCGTCTATAAAAATTTTAGACTTTACGTCACCCATATATCCCATAGTTGTTCTCCTTAAAATTTTATGTGGGGCCGAAGCCCCACACTAATTATTTATTACGCTCCAAATGCAAATGCACCAGTAGTTTGAGTTGTTTCTCTCGCTAATGATGATGCAATGTGCCAAGTACCTGTTTCGTAACAAATGAAAGCAATTTGTCCACCAACAGTTAACAAGTTTGTTGTTGCGTTAGCTGCTGTGAAAACTAATGCTGTTTCACCTGCTGTAGAGATGTCAACATCTGCTTCTCCACCTGCTCTTGATTCAATAACTGAACCAGTAGCCCAAACATCAGTTCCAGCTGCATTAAAAGTTAGAGTGTTAGTTCCACCAGTTGTGTCAACTGCTTGCATGTAAACAACCACTGTTCCTGCTGTTGCTGCAGGTAATGTCATACCCGCTGCGGCTGCACCTGTGTAGTTTACAATTGATATAGTGTCAGCAGCTAATGTTACACTAGCTCCTGTTGCTACATCTGCTTTTGATAAACCAGTTAAGTCAGGCATACCTGAACTCATTCTAGTTGTTACTGCTCCAGTAGACGTATTTTTGGTTGCCACTTGGAAACCTTTTTCCGAACGTACCGGGCCGTTAAACGTTGTATTTGC